ATGTGGTTCAGTTCGCTCTTGTAAATGGTGGCGGTTCTACCGTTGCTATTGACGTACTTCAGGCAGCTGCTGATTCTCACTGTGTCGGTGTTGCTCTTGAAGCTGCTTCTACTTCAACTAACGCTGCTTCTGAGACCCTCTCTCGTGGAACTGTTGAATGTGTAATTGCCGGTCTTGCTGAGGCTAAGGTCGAAGGTGCAAACGATGCAGGTAACACTGCTATTGTCACCGGTGACTTTCTTTGCCTTGGTGATACCGCTGGTACACTTTACAAGTACACAGCAGGAACTGATGCAATGCCACACGCTATTGCAGTTGATAATGTCGGTTCTGGTGCATCCGGTGTTTTCACCGTTATGTTCTTGAAGCAGTTCTGATAAGTAATCGCTGACTAACGGTCATGCCCTCCTCTCCTAAAAAAAGGGGAGGAGGGTTTTTGTTTGGTAAAAACACAATCACAATAATATATAATGATAGGACGGAGGAACCATGGCTAATCTCAAAGCTTTAAGAGAAAAGATCAAGAATATCACAGATTATTCCCCAGACTTACAGCAATACAACGATCAGCTGGACGAACTAATTAACGATTCTTACTATAACATTTGGACTGCAAAGAGATGGTCCTTCGCTACTAAGGAATACCTTTTTAAGTTTCTTCCTGATATGCTACCGACACGTGACGTTATTACACCTGGTGCCTCAATTGGTGCTGTTGTAAATAAAGGTTCACGCTTGGTAGACTTTACAGCCCCAATGGACAGACTGACTGTAGATAACTTTGAAGGTCAGCCCATTGAAATACAGAATTACGAATATCTAATATCTAAAGTTGTTAGTACTAGTCAGATTCTTTTGGACAAACCTTTTCACGGAACTTCCACAGTAACTGACTACACTTGGATTATTAAACGTCGGTGGTATGATCTGCCACATGACAGTATAGAATTGCTTTCTTTAGCGCATAGAGATGTTCCCAACAGCAATGCTGGCACTGGTCGATTCCCTCCCTATGGAAAGCTCACAGGACTTATGCCTCGTAGAGAGGAAGAGCTAAACCTCAGAATGGACTACAAGGCTTCTTATGCGGAAGCTTTTGTCTGGTCACCTTCATTCTTTGTACCTGAAGCTTATAAGACAAAAGCAAACCCTGTTCCTTCTGAAAATGCTGACGGATTTCCTAATAGTTCTTATCTAGAAGTTTGTTGGGCTTTCCTTAGAGACGGTAAAGTTGGTGCTCTATCAGAACCTGAAACTGTTTATTTTGCACCAGGGCAGGGAACACACAGTACTTTAGACATTACATTCAGATCATGGGACGACCAAGATGTACAGGCCGATTCTTTCCAGTCAAAAGATGTAAAACCTTCTCAGTTCGAAGGTCTACGAAAAGTAGTTTTCTGGAACAGCAATTACAACAGATCAACTGGTGAAAGACTTGGTCTTCCAGTTTGGCGTGTATTCACTAACCCAGGTGGCTCCAACACCAGAAACACTTCAGTCTACTTGAATGCAGTTATAGCAGCCGATACCGCGGCTTCAGTAAGTATTCTAAACTTTAACCAGATCGATCCTGGTAACGAAGTTTATATTGAGCAAGACGGACAATACAACCGCATCAGACCCTATCCTCGTGTTGACAGCTGGGATGAAGCAGTAACCAGACAGAATCCTAGTGAAGATTATTCCAAAGTTAATCAGGACTTCTTGAGAGAAGGTGTTGCTCGTTATTACTACAAGCCTTCACATCTAGGCTTCCATACTGATTCACCTGAAATGCCTTATGAATTCCATCAATTGATTGCTTATGATGTTTTGGCAACACTTTACGATAAGACCGGTTCAATGTCGAATGCTGAAAACTATCGTCGTAGAATTGAAAGAGAAATTAAGCGTTTAGAAAAGAGATACTGTGATCACATCGATTCAGCAATACAACGTGGACAATTTGTTTTAGGTGACAGACGTTCATTCTATTATGATTACGCATCACTAAAGACAGGAGGCTGAGATGGCGATAAAAGGTTCTATACTTAAATTCTCTGATGCACCTTCAATTGACCAGAGATGGAAAGAAAGCACCGGTGCTGCTGAAAAGATACAAAACTTTCGTATTGACCCCAGTGGTGACGGCTGGCTTGCAGACAGAGGTTTGGAACCTTGGTATGACTATGGTGGCGATACTGTTTTAGGACCTGACACTACACCCTATTGGGATAAAAAAGTAGATTCTCAGTTTATTTGGACCAAACAGAGCACCGGTCAGACTTACCACTTTGTAGAGCAAGAAGGAACACTTTACTACTTGTGGGGAAACAAAGGCAATCCAACCATATCAAACTATTGGCGTGATGCTGTTATCATTGCAACAGGTAGAAGAACAAGAAAGGTCGGAGATCCTGGCACACAATATGTGCCTTATGGTGACAGACTACTTATTCTAAATGGCTACGACAAACCGATTTGGTTCTATGGTGATAATCGCTTTAGAGACTTTGGCTTTTTGTTGCCTTCTCCTTCACCAGATGTAATTGACGTCAATGTAACTTATGCTACCACAAGCGACCTAACTGACGGTATTCCAAGACCTACATTCGGTAATTCTAGACCAATCGGTTTAGGTGACACAGGTAATTCTGATGAGAACAGATTTTCTTACAGAATGTCTTTTGTAAGTGACACCGGTTCAGAATCACCGCTAGGTGCACCCTCTTTTGTTAGTTGGACAAATACTGCCACATATAACGCTAAGCGTGGTGTTTTCCTTATTGATGTTCCAACCGGTAAACAAGGTATTGTTGCTCGTAGAATTTACAGAACAAGAAACCTTCGCTCTTCTACTTCTGATGTGGAACAAAATTACTACCTTGTCAGACAGATTGATGATAACAGTTGCACATCATTTATCGATGTCATTCCTGATTCCTCACTAGTTACACCTGGACCGGCAATAACTGACAGTGAAAAAATATCTACTACTTATCAGTTTGGTGAATCTTGGAATAACAGACTTTGGCTAGGCGGCGGCCCTGACCATCCAACAAGAATCATCTATTCAGAAGCAGGCTTTCCTGAGCAGTTCGGCACATTTAACTACTTTGATGTAGGCTCTTCATCTGGTGGACATATCACTGGACTTTATTCTTTCTACAACAGTTTATTGGTCTTAAGAGAAAAAGCAATCGACATTATTCGTCAAGGTCCACAAGGTCTAACAATTTCTCAGCTTACACCTGATGTTGGAACTACTGCCTCGAATACCATTTGCTTGGTGCCTGGTGTGGGTGTGGTTTTCCTTAACAAAGACGGACTTTATGCAGCAACTGGTGGCTTGGAAGGTGGTTCTGTCGTATCAGTGGTAAAGATCTCTGATACTATCGGCAAGGCCATACAGTCTATAAACATTCCAGCTCTACCTAATTGCACAGCTGCTTATTCTAAGAAAGAAAAAGAATATTGGCTGCACTATGTACGTAAAGGTGAGACTGTTCCAACACGCGGAATTGTTATCCACACTTACAACAAGTCATTCTCATTCAGAGGTGCAAACAACAAAGACGACGAATATCTCTGGTCATTTACTACTATTCAGACAGATCCTGATGGTAACTTTATTTTAGGAACAAGACCTGATTGGCGTCTGGCTAACGGTACACCTTCTAATCCAACAACTACTTCAGCTATTGGATCTCTGGTCGGATTACAAGTTTGGTCAGGTGCAAACTACTGGGGTAAGACACTGACAGCCGGTCCGGATCTTGGTCAAGGAAACAGGCTGTACACCGGTGCAGTAGGGCCTTTACAAGAAAACATCTGGGAATCTAACTGGATGAACTTTGGTGATGCTGCTGACAAACACCGTGTCTTCTCAGTTGAAATGGAGATGGTATCTTACGGTGACAACTTGGTCTATCTAGACTGGGGTTATGACTACGATATTACTTGGAATCCAGCTGGTGGACAAAAGGTATCTAAACCTGAGGTAATATTTACCGCAAACGAAGATCCTGTTTTTGGTCCGGCAGATGCAACAGTAACTAAGTCTACTTTCCAGATTGGTCAAGATCAATTACGTAGTGGAAGAATTGTTGTTATCAGATGGGATGTAAATACAAAATTGGTAGAAAACTTCCGATTCCGCGTTAGACAACCTGACGGTAAGCCATTCCACGTGCTTGGCTTTAACATCAACTACAACACATCAGATCAGGCACCTCTCAATCAGAGAACCCGTTTACAAAGAGGACAACCCTACTAATGGCTAAAACATTTACAGATAAACCGCTGCATCAGTTTGACCAAGTTAAGACTGATAACATTACGGCAAACCTTGATAAGTACTTGGATGAATTTAACGGTGGCTTAGATTCTAACAATATGCCTGTTGAGAGAATTACACAAGATCACATTAAACTACCTACCAATCCAGGTGCAACTGGTGGACCTGTTATAAAGAATTCTATTATCTTTGAAACACAGGCTTATCACGAAACTTACAGAACCTACAATCAATCTGGTGGCGCATCAGACATTTACGATCCTGTTCTTGTGGTAGATCCAGATTCAGACTTTTGGTCAGCAGGTTTTAACAGATTGGCTGAATTAGATACTGCTGGTGGCTTTGATAATTTCCCACTACAGTTTGATGCCAAAGAAGGAATGCTTATTGGTTGTGCTGTTGTTGATTGGGAACACGGCAACGATGTTTATGATGTAACCGCAGGACCAAGAGGACGTGGTAATGGTTGGTGGACTGAATTACAAGTCTATGTAAACAATGTTGGTGTTGTCCGAACAGGTAGAATTTATCCAAGACGACACACCACCCAGATTCCTTTTGCCGTACCTTGTGGTTCACAACCCATTCAGATTGATGTTCGTGTAAAACTAAACAACTGGTTTGTAGCGGGTGCTCCATCACTACAGGGACATGCCACAGAATTCAAAGTTTTCAGTGCCAGAATCTGGTGTAGAAACCAATATCGATAAGGAGAACTAATGGCTATCGTAAAAAACAATTTATTTGAAGACGGAGATATTCCAACAGGTGCTGAGCTAAATCAACCTTATGATGATGTGGCTACTGCTTCAGGTGCTTTAGATCCTCAAAACACAGCAGATAACTGGATTACTATTGCTCATGTTCTTGATCCAAATGCTTTCAACCAGATCTACGACTTTGTTTATGACGGACAAACAGCTGATAACATCAATTCAACTTCTTATGTACCAATTCAGAATGTTGCTCCAAACTACAGCGAAGTTATACTAAACTATCAGCCTGAGCAATATGAAGTACTTCGTGTAGAATGTTCCGGATTGGTAACAACCAATGAAGCAGAAGCGACTTATGATGCAGCAGCCCTTCCTCCTAATGGAGATCGGAACTACTACGCATTTAGACTTTCTCTTTTCTATAATGATGGCGGTCCTACCTCTCAGTTAACACTAGGCGAATGGGGTTATTCATTTACTTCCATGGCAGGTGGAACAAGCAGATATTGGACAACAAATAATGGACTTCCAAATGAAACCGGTGTCCCACTTGCTTATCAAACTTTCCAGTTTTCTGCACTTTATATAGAAAATGCTGGTGTGGGTAGAACTTTAGAGAAAATAGAACTACAAGCTAAGGTAAACTATTCAGGTAATACTTTGGCAGTCGGAAGAAATAACATTGTTGCAGTGAGGGCTAGAAGATAATGGCTTACGTAAAACCAAATTTAATTCCCAGTGCTGGTGCTCTAGATCATTCAGATATCGACGGCAATGATGAAGCACTAAAAGAATATGTCAATCAGGGTATCAATGTCAATGACTTTGGTACAAATATATTTGGAACAGAAGAATTCCAATTAGGTGACTATCAGCCTATTACACAAGAATATCGTTTCGTCAGTGGAATAGCAACCGGTTATGCTACTGATGATAAAGAAAGTTCTCGTGCATATTGGACTAACACAATTAAAAAGGCACGTCTGAATGATAACAATCTGCCGGTTTGGACTTCACTTTACCAAACATCACCTGCCATATATCTAGAAAGACAGGCAGATATATTGATTACTTTTGGAACAGGTACCATTTCAGCTGAACAGGAAGTTGCTACTAATGCCTTCTGGGACACTACACTAAAATTAGCTTATACTGTAGATGACGATAATCAACTAAACTTTGTGGAGCAAACCAGATCTTATTCTTTTGAAGAAGCATCTATGGGTAATCCTCAGGCAGGAAATGTTAATCCTTTTGGTCCAACCGGATCACCTTCTGCTACTGGAGCTGAAGTACCAGAAGTTCAGAGAGGTCTTCGTCGTTGGGTTGGATGGACTGCCATTTTAAGAAATCTGCAGCCTGGACACTAT